AAAATGGACTTCTTGTTCTTATTATTGTACTCATGTTATAATTGTTTTAATACGTCATCTCCAAATCCTCCAGCTATCTCATCTCCATATTTATTGATACCAGCTTCAAATGGTTTTGTAAAAAATAATGTTGCTCTAATTCCTTTGTTTTTTATACTTCTTGCTATTAAGAATTTTAATGATTGATCTGTAATAAATCTTCCTGTCTTTTTATCTCTGCCTTTTATGCCTTTAATTTTTATCCACTTATTAAAAGCTTTTGTTGGTGGTTGTTTAGTAGTGTATCTAAATGGAGATTTTCTGTTTTCTATATAACTTGATTTAGCACCATGAACCCCCATATCTTGATAAGCTCCGTATTCTTCCATAAAGAACTCTGCATTGTAACCTGTAGCAAATTGACCACCAGAAGTTCTATTTTGTTTTACTTCATAACTTAAACTGTTGTATAATTGTTTAGAAGCATTATTCTTGCCTTTGCTAAGATTGGTTCTTGCTTGTTGTACGACATACCTAGCGTACTTCTCCATTGCTTTTTTAAACTCACTCATTAGCAGTAGGTCATTTCATCTTTAGCATTCACATCAAAGGTTACTGCCCATCCAGCTAAAGCATTATCAAATCTTTCTGTAAAAGGCTCACAGTTTGCAGTTCCTAGTATCTCAAAGTCTTGTTTGTATAGATTGCTTTTTTGCAATACTCTTATAACTCTTGTAGCAAGAGCTGCTTGTGTGTTTAGTACATCCTGTGTATTGTCATTGCCTAGAAACAAACTGGCATCTGGTTCTTTGCTTACATCAACTAAGTCCATTAGAAATAGTGTTACATTAAATGAAACATATTGCTGTTCTACAGTCATGTTATTTACCATTATGTGAGCTAGTGGAAATATTGTTTGTTTGCTTAAATCAATATCTGCTATATCACCAAAGCTTACATTGTTGTTGAATGGTTCTGCACTAACTGCTGTTTTAATGCTATCTATTACGTTATAAAAACTTTTCATATTCTCTTTATATATATTGGAGTATTTTCTCCTAAATCTTCTTCTACAAATTCTTCTAAGAAGTCTAAGGCTTCATCAAAATCTATCTTCTCTTTTTTAATGATACAGTCCAAACACTTCCAGTAATCGTAAATCACTCTCTTAGGTTTTCTTATTGTAACACCTATAAAAGCATCTTCAAATCCATCAGCTAATACCATGTATTCACTATCATTAAATTTTTCATTATTGATAATCTTAGTTAGTATGTCTTGCCTAGTCATTTAGTTTTACTTTTTAGTATATGTTGCTCTAATTCATATTTATCCTTTTCAAAAGCTAAGTGTTGTAAGCACTTGTGTAGTTTCTCTTTAGTTACCTTTTCAAAATTTAAAATGTTGTTAGAGGATAATGCGTAAATTGACTGATACCAACCCCATTTTGCAGAGAAGTTCGCAGTTCTTGAGAGATCGGCACTTCCGTTTGATTCGCTAAATAATTCAGGATATGTTTCTGCAATTCGTTCCTTAAATGATAAAAAAAAACAATTGAACCAAATACTACATCTAAAGTCATTTGTTTCATATTGTATTTATCAGCAGTTTCATATTCTTCTATCAAGTATTGATTCTTTTTCTTAAAAGTTATTGGTCTAAATAGTACACCCATTGCTTTGTGCATAAGCTGCCAATCTGCTAAGTAGTTGTCTAAATCAACATATTCTCCAAAAGTCATATCATCCAGCTTAGGGATAAATCCAAACTCTTGGTTGTTGTAACTAAATCTGTCAATGAACTTACTATCCTTAGTTTCAAAAAGCTTTGATATATCAGCTACTATTGCTTCAATATCTTTTGCTTTGATCAACAATACTTGTTTGAGTGTTATGCCACAAAATATCTCTATCATTTTCTGTTGTAAGAAATTGTCTAACTCCTTACCATCTGCGACTTTTAACCATCTTTGGTATTGATCTAAGGTTACTTCGTTTAGTGTTTCTGGGATGTTTAATGTTAGCTTCATATTATTAATTCGTAAAAAAGGTTAAAATGATATCCACGTTTTCAATATAAATGATAAGTTCCTCTATTAGGGTTTTCTAATTCCATCATCATTGCATATCTAGCAGCATCAATTGCATGATCTCCAGTCATAGGATTTGGCTTCTGTAAACTATTGCCTTGTTTGTCTTTCATCCAGATATAGCCCTCTAGTTCTTTCTTTAGGTTTTTACTTCTTGATGTTACAAATACTTCATTCTGATTTATTAGGTTAATACCATACACAATAGAATCTCTACCTTTAGATACTGGATAAACATCTACTCCACTTAATCTTATTTCTGCTATTGATTTAGGCTCTGCTGAATCTGCATAAACATAACAGTCAATATTATTATTCTTTATAAAATTGGATATATCCCTATTAAGCATTCCTGTTTTGTAAAGTACTTCATCAAATATGTAGCTGTCATTGTATTTGTACAATAAGCACATAGCAGAGCTGTCTATAGAATAACCAAAGTCTAAACCAGCACAAAGCAATCTAGCTTCTTCTGGTATCATGTCAATCTCTTTCCAGTCAGGTATGCAAGCACCTTCTAAACTTCCTACTTCACCATCTAAATAAACTCTGCACCAATTTTTCCAATAGCTTGAAGTCTTTGCTTTTACTTTTGCTTTTTCTAATTCTTTTACTATTGATTCTGGAAGTGATTCATTGTCTTTGTAAGTAAGTGTAATAAAGTCTGTATCAGATTGACCTATTAATTCTTTGTCTACCCAGAATAATGATGTTGGGTTATAATCTAACCATACACTCTCAGAAGTTCTTATTGCTAACTCTTGATAACTGCTAAATGGTACATTGTTACATTCGTTAATATATAGATCAGTTCTTCTAGCTCCTCTTAGTTTATCTGGTTGGTCTGTTGAAAAAAACTCTATGTAAGAACCTGTCCAAAATTCGTATTTTAAAGTGCTTCTATTAAATTCTTTTTCCCTGTACCTATTCAGACCTTTCATTATACCTAAGAAGTCTTTTAAAGCACCTCTGCGTAAATGTGGAATAGATTCACTAACTATACTTATTTCTTTGTTCTTATGTCTTAAGGCATAGTCAATTAAAATACAAAGTATTGCTATTGTCTTTCCAGCACTTGATCCCCCTCTAACAATCTTAGTTCTTTGATTAAGTTTTCTTAACCTTTTTACTGCTGTTGTTCTTTCTGGTATCATCTAATCAATAAACAGTGGCAAGTCTTTATTTACTGTTATATCTTTTGTTTCTTTTGGTTTTCCGTAGTAGTAGCTCATGTATAATTGCACAAATTGATATTGCCCATTCTCTAAACCTTTTTTAAGTGCATCCATTGCCAAATCATGTAAAGGAGTTAGTTTTTCTATTAACTCTAACTCATCTGCTTTTGGCTTTCTACCAGCACCTTCTCTTTTTCCACCATGTTTGCTCATCTTGATAAAACTTGTTTATTCAAATATTATTTCTTCGTTTGGAAGTGGTACTTCTATATTAAACCACTCCTTTAGAAAGTTTCTACATTGTGTATGAAATACTTCCTGTTTAGTGGTTGTATTTTCTGTTGATGAAATAGGTACTTTAATTACTTCACTTGTTTCTGGATTTACTTTTTCTTCATACAGAAACATTGATTTGTATAGACTGTGTGTTTTGTCTATATCCCATACTTCTCCCCATTCGTTTTCTATTGCTTGTATAGTCATAGGAATAACAACTCCAAAATAGTAAGCGTTTTGTTGGTTGCTTCTATGGTTTGTTTTTCTTCTCACTATTAGTTCTATTTCTTTTCCTTCAAAGTTTTGTATTGCTTGTTTTACTTTGGCTCTGTTTCTAATTAGTTTACCATTCAATACTTTTGATATAACTTTAATCTGTTTCAAGCTCCACAACTAATACAATCTTCATCATCTATATCACAGGTTCTTTCAGGTGTTTCCATTTGTTCCATTGCTGAACTGTATGCTTCTCTGATCTTAGCACCTAAATCAGCATCATTGGGAGTTATAGCGCATAAGAATGATATTTGATTAAGAAGATTGTTTTCCATTTTGTTTATTGTCTTTAAATATTTTACTTAGTTCTTGTTCGTGTTTAGTTAGGTATTCTAATAGTTTAGCTTTAGGTTGTTCTCTAACTTTCTGATTCATAAGCTTTATATAATTTGTTTAAAGTGTTGTATAATTCTTTTACGCATGAGCCACAAGAAGAAGTCTGTTTTTTAGCTTGAAATACTCTGTTGTAAATCTCAAGCATCTTGTGTTGTTCATCTCTGCTTATTACAGACCTGTGTTCAGACATGTAACTATCCAGCCAATTGTATTCTTCTTCATTAAGGCATTTCTGGTTAGTTGAATAAGGAAAAAGTTTATTTAGTTTTTCTTTACGCTGTTCACATCCACAATCTTCTCCAGCTATCCATTTAACTACTTTCTTAATACCTGTAGCTGTAGTAATTTTATCTATGGTATCTCCTAGTCCTTTACTTTCCATTAATCTTTTTTTTTATTTCTTCTTTACATTCTTTGACAGTTTTAAATACTGTCTTATAACTTATCTTCGTAGCTTTAGAAAGTTTCCTAATTGATCTAAACTCTTTGCTATATAGTTTGAAAAGTTTCTTATGAAACCATTGAAAGTTTTCAATAACTCCATCAACTTTTTCATAAAAGGCTGCTGCACTTTCTTCTTCTTCATCTGTTATATCTGTTTTAATTGGACTACTTGGTTTATCTGACCGCATCATGTCTGCTATCTCATTTCTAATTTTAGTGTACATGATAGCATAGTTGGGATGGTCGTCTATTATTACATTCGTAAAAGAGAGCTTATTGATTCTTAATTCTTGATAAATTTTTAAATATATTTCTTGAACTATATCTTCTGCTGTCATTGGATAAAAGGCTGGCATTAATCTTTCAGCCATTATAACCCATGAAGTATGATACCTATATAACTTATCTAAAACTTCTTCATCACTCATTTAACCAATATTAAAGTTGTTGTGTCAGGGTGTTCTCCTTCTATCTTTCCAGCATAGAGAAGTGATTCTGTTAGCTTCCATTTTAATCGCCATAGATCAGTTTCAAATCCCTTAACTTCTATTAGTTCAGTGGTGTTGTCAAAGTTGGTTACCTTAAAATCTATGTAGTAATTGCAAATAAGTTTACCCTCTACATAGAGTTGTAATCTGTGTTGTGGTTTGATGTGTTTAATTTCTCCAGCTAGTTTTCTTAGTTCTAACTGTGCTGCATAAGCAGCTTCTTTTTTAGAATGATAGGTTCTGCCATTAAACTTTTGCTTAATAGCCTTGTATTTGTTTCCCCTATTTTGGTATTGTTTTGAGTATGCCATCACTTTATAGGTGATGACCAAGC